CCAAGTTACAGACAGGCACGTAATGTTTGGTGGGACGCTGTGAAACACAAAGCGATAGAATTAAACTGGGCAAAAAAGATCAATGAAGCGGATCTTTCAATAATTTTAAAAAATGGTAGCAAGATTTCACTGAAGGGTGCTGACAACAGAGACGCATTACGTGGAGCAAAATTGAATTACATCTTCCTTGACGAATGTGCCAACATAGAAAAGGAAGCATACACGGAAGTGTTGAGACCTACTTTATCAGACACAGGTGGTAGGGCCATGTTTGCGGGAACACCCAAAGGTATCAGCAATTGGTTATACGACATCTATCAAAAAGGACAGGACACAACCGAAGACAATTGGAGTTCATATCAATTCACAACAGTGCAAGGTGGTTTCGTTCCAGAAACAGAGATTGAACAAGCCAAGGCGGAACTTGATGCCAAGGTATTCCGTTCTGAATATGAAGGTACATTTGAAAACTTCGATGGTAGGATCTATTATGGATTTGAGAGACAACACAATGTCAAAGAATTCACATTTGAACAGAGACAAAATATCATACACGTTGGGATAGACTTCAACGTTCATCCTCTAACAGCAATTTGTTTTGTGATCAAGGACAATAAGATGTATGTGATAGATGAGATCGAAATGTTTGGTTCAAACACAGAAGAACTTACTAACGAAATACACAATAGATTTCCGGGCACAAAGATAATTGCATATCCAGATCCATCAGGACGTGCAAGGAAGACCAACTCACCAAAAACAGATTTCAATATTTTACACAACGCAGGTTTCATTGTTAAAGCACCTTCAAGGCATATTCCTGTTAGGGATAGGATCAATGCTGTAAATAGTAAGTTTTGTTCTGGCACGGGAGAAAGAGGCATCATAGTCCATCCCAAGTGCAAGAGCTTGATCAATGCCATGGAGAGACACATCTACAAACCAGGAACACAGCAACCAGAGAAGAACGGTGCGAAAGATTATTCACACATCTCTGATGCAATCGGTTATGCGACATCATTCCTATTTCCTATCACTAGGACTTATGAACCAACAGAACAACAAAACACATGGAAGGTTAGAATCTAATGGCCACAGTAAGCAATTTTTCAGTCAACCAGGATCCCAAGAGAACCAGTGCCCACTACACAGCACTTGGTGTGCATCCTGAATACCTGACGCACTTCAAACGTTGGGAATTCCTACGTAGTTCATACCTAGGATCATACGAATACAAAATGGGTGAATACCTGACAAAATATCAATACGAGGGTGATTCAGAATACTTCAGGAGAATAGCAACAACTCCTTATGATAACCATGTGAAGTCAATAGTAAACATCTACAATTCATTCCTTTACAGGCAACCAATAAACAGAGAATTCGCCAATCTGGCAAGCATGCCTGAATTGAATCATTTCATGAAAGACACTGACCTTGAAGGCAGAAGTTTTGAAAGTTTCATGCGTGATGTGAACACATGGAGTTCCGTTTATGGATCATGTGTCGTGTTGTTGGACAAACCAAAATCAAATGCTAGGACTAGAGCAGAAGAATTACAACAGGGCATAAGACCTTATGCATCAATCTACACACCAGAGAACGTGTTGGATTGGGAATACACAAGACAACCAAGTGGTTACTATGATTTAACATACCTAAAACTTCTTGAAGTAGAACAGAAGGCTTACGGTATGAATGCAAGATACTACATCAGAGAATTCACAAAAGACACAATAAGATTGAGCGAATACAGTGCCGAGAGAGAGAAAAGTGATGTGATGGAAGAGATGCCAAACGAGATCGGTGTTATACCGGCTGTTTGGGTATATGCCAACAGATCACCAGTTAGAGGCATTGGTGTTTCAGATGTGGGTGACATCGCGGACATGTCAAATGCAATATTCAATGAACTATCAGAAATAGAACAAACCATTAGGTTATCAACATCTCCGAGTCTTGTGAAGACACCAGAAGTTGATGCCGCGGCGGGACCAGGTGCAATAATAGTAGTGCCAAACGAGACTGATCCCAACCTAAAACCATATCTATTACAACCATCTGGACAGAGTGTTGAAGCGATCCTTAAATCGATAGAAGAAAAGATAGTTGCGATTGACAGAATGGCTTGTATGTCAGGTATAAGAACTGCACAGACAAGACAACAGTCTGGCATCGCAATGATGACAGAATACACTATGTTGGATTCAAAATTAACTGAAAAAGCCAAACAAATGGAATTGGCCGAAGAGAAACTGTTTAGATTATTTGCCAAATACATGGGCACTGAATGGACAGGTGAAGTTGAATACCCAATGGCTTTCCATATCAGAGATAGGAATCTAGATATGGATGTGTTAGAAAAAGCCGCAAGGACAACAAGAGACATTGTCAATGCCGCACCAGATGTCAAGCAAGTGATAGACAGCAAGATAAAAGAAATACTTGCCAAGGATCCACAAGAACTTGAGCAGATGAATCAGAACATGGTCAAACCAGCAATGGCGGACATGCAACATCCACCGGTTTCAAACAAAGAACAACTAGTAGCACACATGAGGGAAATGATACAACAGGGTTACACTAACCAACAGATATTAGACCTACATCCAGAACTAGCAGGTTTATTTGGAGAAGCCGACAATGCCCAAACCTAATCAACAGATGCGTGCCAACGCCAAGAGGGCGTTGAGACTTAGAGCACAGGCACCAGCAAGCCGTAAAGGCATGACTGCAGTTGGACTGCAACGTGCCAATCAGTTTGCCTCAGGCAAGAACGTGTCATTGGACACTGTGAGAAGGACATTTTCATTTTTATCGAGGGCCAAAGCGTACTATAAACCTGGCAGTAACACTCCGGGCACACAGGCATTTTTGGGCTGGGGTGGCAACGCCGGTCTGAGTTGGGCCCGAAGGATTTTAAAAAAATAATGGAGGTAGATTGGGATGGCAGGTGTAAAGACATCAAAGGGACAGAAGACCAACCACACCCGATACTACGCACGGGGACAGGAATGGAGGCCCTGTAAGGTGGTGCAGAAGAAAAGGCACGGCAATGGCACCAGGGAGTTCATGGCCGCACAGTCAGTGCAGACCGGTGAGACATACAAGAATGCACACGGCAACACGGCACCATGGCACTCGATACAGTTCTCACCAGTAGAACCACAAGGACAGGAATAATGCCCTACAAAGGAAAACTAGATGGCCGAGCCATAGAGACCGCGACATCACGTGCCCTTGAGGCCGTGTTCGATGAATACAGATTACACAACCGCAACTGCATAGAGCGACAGAGCCAGCAGGGTGCTTTCCAGGCCAGGAAGGCGTTACAACGACTTAAATATCTCGTACACAAGAGAAAGATTGAACTACTTGAATTGTACACACAAGATGAGAGGAGATTGAATGCCTATCACAACAACATCGACAGCATCAGCACTGCTGGTGAATCGGATACCAACAAAGAGGAGTAAACCAATGCCAAGAGGAAGCGGAAGAAGAAAACCAATGTCATCAAAAAAGAAGAACAAAAAAGGTGGCAGAAGAAAGTAAATTAATTGAAAACTGGATTCGAGGACAGATTTCTAAAATCCATAAAAAGACTGGAAAGGCAATCTGTCCGTTTGCAAAAAAGGCTCTACAGGATCAAACAATCCAAATCACGAAGGCAAAGGTTGATCTATTGGATCACATTATCCATTGCTGTCATATGGTTCCTATTTTTAGCCTTGATATCGTTGTGTTATACATTGATTACAAGATAAGCGAACAGCGATTGGCCACAATCTGTAAACAGGCACATGACAACAAGTTACACATGGCGGTGATGTATGATCACCCCGCCAATAAAGGACTACACAAGGGTGTAAGTTTCAGTTACAAGAGGAAACCTTTGGTAATGATACAACCCATGGACAAGTTGAAGGCGGCACAGGCCCGATTGCGTAGGTCAGGTTGGTACGAGGCCTGGGGCGTGGAAGACCTAGAGCAATTCTATTAGAAATATAATC